TCCGGGTCGGGCAGGCCCAATTTGTCCCGAAGCACCGACTGCTCCACCTGCAAGCCCAGCGGCACCAACTTGACCACGGCATCGACCAGCGCGGCGGTATCTTCCGGCTCATCGACTGCAATGACGAGCTTCGGGTATCTCCCCGGCCCGAAGTTCAAATCCACAAACGGGCGGATCAAATCCCGGTTCAAGGTACTCGATAACGCCCTGGCATCGGCCTGCAACAAATCCCGCCGCACCGCGTCATGCACTTTGGCCTGACTGAGGGACGCGCCATCATCGGCGGTCATCGTCTGCCCGAGTACGGCCTTGCTGATCTGTTTGTCCCACCAGGTGGCGAGGGTTTCAAAGAACTCGCCCGCGCCTGCGGTATTGGCCGCTTTTTCAAACTCGATGCGCATGGAGTCTGGAATCACCGCCCCGGCATCGCTGGCGAGATTGGAGACCGCCGCAATCAGCGTCTTGATGTCCTTGTCGGTCGCGCCGGGGCCGTATTTGCCCACCCGCATCGGGATGCCATACACGTCGGCGAACGCCATCCAGTCGCGCCATGCCCACGCCTTGCACATATAGCCGACCGCGCACAGGAACGCCAAGCCACTGCGTAAGGGCATGCCGGGGCGCAATCTGGGCGTATGCACGATGAATTTGTAGGCCGGTAATACCAGCCCGTCCTGGTTCGATTCATCGCGCAGTTTCAACTCGCGCCCGGTGGTTTTATCGAATTGAAAAAACCGGGGATCGCGGTGCGGGTAACGTTCCGGCATCCACGTTTTGCCATTCCGGTTCCACTCGATTTCGCACACCGAATAGCCCTTGCCCAGCGCATCCAATAAATCCAGCCGCAGATAATCAAAATCAGGATCGTCCACCAACGCGCGCACGGCATCGGCTATGGCAATATCCCGCGCGTCATCCGAGAGCGCATCCACGCGCACCGGCAATCCGGCCACCGCCATGCGCCGGGTCGTGAGCACGGACGCATAGTGTGCATCGCGCTCTTCCATCTCTTCGGCCAGGGTCAGATAGCCAATGCCCTGCCCGCGCCGCGCCTGTTGCAATAAATCCGCCAAGCGCGCCGGGGTGAGATTGTCCGCCGCCGAGGCGTGCCAGACCTGTCTTGCGCCTTGTCCCTGTGGTTCGGCAAACACGCGGGTTAATGCTGCGGTGCGCATCGGTTCGCCACGGTGATCCAGTATCTGTGCCATGTTCAGATAATCCCCTGTTTCCAGTTGCCGCCGCGCTCAATCGTGCGTGTGTACGATGCCCCCGGTTTGACCCGGTGGTAATCAATGATCTCCTCGCCGCCCTTGGCCGCACTGGCCGCGAGGAACTTCGCCCACGCGCGGTCGGCGTGGCCCGCGCTGTCGCTGTCGGCGACAAAACGGGGAACGCCGGTCGGGCCGGTGACTTTCTTGAGCTTATGCAGGTCGGCGCGCAACACCGCATCGCCCGCCGGAATCCGGCACTTGCGATCTTCAAAGGATTCTTTGCCCAAGGTGGCGAGGGTCAATTTGTTCGCGCTGGTGAACAGCACACCTTCCACCCGGCTTGTGCCATGACGGCGCTGCGCGTCTTCGACCGGTTTTTCTCCCATCCCGGTCTGATCCATGCAGCAGCGCATGACCTTATAGCGGCGGAACACGTCATCGAGTAACGCATCCTGTTCCGCGAAACTCGCGCGTTTGCGGGTAATCACCTCCCGGCACCACGCCACATCGCCCACGATTTCATCCACCCAAATCACGAACAGGTCATTGCGTGCGGCAATATCCACGCCGACATAACACGGCCCGCCCGTGTATAACTCGGGTTTGCCCGCATGGTCATCCTCAACGGAGGCAATCAAATCAAACGGCAGCCAGCTTGAGGCTTCGTCCAGCCATTCCAGTTCAAACTCCTGCGCCCATAAATCCGTATCGCCCGCGCCGCGCTTCAATTGCTCAATGTCGCGCGGCAGGCCATCCTTGACGGCGGTATGAATGTCGGTGACATGGCGGCTCCACCCGTCATCGCTGCCCGTCATGAGTTCATAAAACTTGTTGCCCTTGCCGTTCGGGGTCGAAATCACCCGCAGTTTCAAACCGGGTTTTGAAATCACCGGAAACAGCGCCTTCCAGATCGCCCGGCTGTCTTGATGGAAGGCAAATTCATCCAACAAGACATTGGCCGAAAATCCACGCGCGGTATCGGGATTGGCAGGCAAGGCGGTAATCCGGCTGCCGCCGGGAAAGGCGATCTCCAATGCGTGGGTCTGGGCATCAAATTCATACCCCAGTTCTTTGAACCCCGCCTGTAGCGCGTTCAAATGCACTTTAACGCCTTCTTGCATGGCTTCCCTGGCCTGCCGTTCGCCGCGCGATAAAATCACCCAGCGGGCGCGCTTGCCTGCGGCTTCGGCCTTCAGGCAATCCAGCACAATCTCCAGCGTCGAGGTAAACGTTTTCCCACACTGGCGCGCAAACATCGCAATCTTGAAACGTGATTCATCCTGTATCCAGCGTTTTTGATACGGATACAGATTCAGGGCCGGGGCGAGTTCGGGCGCGCTCATAGCCCATACATCTCCCGCGCCACCACTGCAAACGCCGCCTTGTCAATCTTTCCGGTTTTCTCCATCGCTTCCAGTTTGGTTTTTTGTTCGGCCAGCACCTGCTCGCGCACCTCCGCCTCAATCTGCTTTCTGACGTTGAGACTGACCTGTTTCACCTGCACGGCATTTCTGGCGGTTTGCGAGAGTTTGCGCACGTCATCCAGTTCCGCCGCGCCGCTGGCCATCAAATTGAGGGCGGTATCCGTGGTCAGCGTCATCACCGCATTCGCCAAGAGGTTCCCCGTATCGTCATTCTTGCCGTATTTGTCGGCAATGACGCGGGCGTGGGTTTCCAGTTCCTGCATTTTCTCGGTAAACGAACGGATTTGCGCGCCATAGCGGTGCGCGCTGCTGCGGCTCACCGGTTCGCCCGGATACTCGGCCTTGATGATGGCGACCATCTCATCCAAGGTATGAATATCCTCGCGCAACAAGGCGTCCAGCCGCGCCCGGTACGGGGCGCGGTGGACGTTGCCCTTGCGGCGGCGCCTGGGCGGCTGCATCAGTCGCGCTCCACCACGTCCAGTATCCCGTCCACGTGGACATGCCCGCGCACCACGTGCAGCCCGCGCTTGCGCAATGTGGCCGTGTACAGATTCGGGCGAATCTCGCCCATTTGCCGCAGGTCAATCAATTGGTGCAATTGCAAAAACTGGAGTGCGCCGACCACTTCGTGCTCTTCGGCCATAAAGCCCATGTACAACAGTCCCGCATGCAACCGCGAACTGTCCATCCGCTGGTCTGATTGTTCGCTTAAAATCATGAGTATCAGCAGACGCAATTCTTTTTGCCGATAATCAGAAAAGGATTTTTCGGTGTTCACTTGCCTTGCTCCCGCAGGTAGTTTTGAATCGTCATCACTTCACGCACCAAGGTCTTGACCTCGCTTTCCACTCCGGCCATGCGCTCGTAAATCTTGATCGCATCGGCATGGGTCATCTGGCTGCGCTGCTGCGCTTCCAGGCGCGCCACCCGCCGCGACAGGGCCGCGTGCATCGCCCAGAACACGCACGGCACCACCACGCTCGCCAGCGAGGCCAATATCGCCACAATCAATAACGGCCACGGGTCACTCATCGAGTTTCTCCCAATCCTGCATGTCACGCTTCCACTTCATTTCAACGCGCCACCAGTCAATCAACGCCAATATCAGCCCGAACATGATTGACACCAGCGCAATGATTAATATGTCAAGCGGGTCATTCATCACATATCTCCGCTGGGTTCCCCGTGCGTTGGAGTGCCGCGCAATAACTCCGCTTCGCCGTGCGTTCCCACACGTTCACCGCCTCGATCAGGTGCCGGTGCATCGTCCGGCACAGGTGATACTGCGCCGTCACCGCATCGTGGTTCGCAATCAGGCTCGACCAGCGGTCGCTCTCCGGCATCGGCAGTAGCGGACACGGCTGCATCAGGCCTGCCGGCATCGGCGGCGGGGGCGGTATCGGTAATATCACCACCGGCTCCGGCATTACTGGCCGTCCAGTGGCGCAGGACGTCAGCGCCAGCAGGGGTATCCAAATCAGGACGTTTTGCCAGCAGCGCCGAAAGCGCCGCACGCTGGCGGGTAAAGTGGGTTTGAACCTGTTCACGGGACTCCTCAAAATCGCTTGCAATCGCATTCAGCCGTTCAATACTGGCCACCTGTTCGGACTGGATGGATAACGCCATCTCGTGCAATTCACGCGCCGCCGCGCGGGCATTGAATAACTCGCGGGTCAAGACCGCGTTCTCGCGCTTCGCCGCCTGGTCGCGTTCGTGGCGCACCCCGGCCAGAAACGCGAACGTGAAGTACAGCGCCAGCCCGGCGACCACCCACACCAGTTGCAACTTCAGCGACATATCATTCTCCGCAGGTCATCATCACAATCACCAAACAACGTCGCGATCACGGCCAACGCGAACCCGGTCGCGGCCAACACCATCGCAAACACAAACAACATGGCCTGCATTACTGGCATACCGCTTCCCCAGGCCAGCCTGCGGCGATGTAGGCCGGTTCCAGATGCAATAAAATCCGCTGCGGGTAAGTGGTGTTTTCGCGGTGCGCGGAAATCCCCCGGCTGCGCCAGCGCTCGACCCGCCGCCAATCGTTCGGGTTGTCCCGGTGTGCCAAGGTCAATCCGCGCTCGCGCATGAGCCACGTTTCACCGCCGTTATAGGCGCGCAGGGTGAAGGCCCAGCGGCTGCATTCGGATAAGCGGCTGTGACCGAACGGCTGCACGCGCTCGTACAACCACTTGTCGTACAGCGCCGCCGCGTGAATCGCTTGAATCGGATTCCACGGGTCAAACGCGCCCAGCTCGCGCGCAAACCGGTCTTGCATCCAGCGCGCCGTGTCCGGCATGAACTGCGCGATGCCCTGCGCGCCCGCCGGTGATTGCACGCCGGGCCGCCATGTACTTTCTTGATGTAATTGCGCCGCCAGCCGTGCGGGCGAACCGTTCACCCCAAACACGTCGGCCACGACCTGCTCCACCCGGTGCCGGTACAACGCCGACGCTTCGGGAATCGCTACCGGCTGCGCACGCGCATACGCCGCCAGAACACAGATCAGGAACAACACAAAGGCACGGAATCCGATCGCGTTCATCCAATTAACCCCGCGCCAATCAGCGCCGCCGCAATCAGCGTCGCCCGCCGCGTCTGCGCCATCGTTTTCTCAAGGCCATCGAGATAACGCGGATTCGCGCCCCGGAAAAACGCCGTATCGATGCCATACCCCAACACCGCCGCGCCCGACAGTTTTGAAACAAACCACACATACGCGCCGAGCTTGGCCGGATTTAAAACCACCACGCCTGTCAGTGTCAGCACGGAGACTGCGATCAACAGCCACGCAAACCCGATCCGGTCAAAACCGGACACGATGCGGTCAAACACTATCGAGATACGGCGATGAGAGGGCGACCCGGACATGGCACACACCAGCAGCAAAAGTGACTGCTACCATGCGCCCATCGCTCCCGGCATCGGGAATGACACGTGTCACTAATGCCAATAAAAAACCCCGCCGGGGCGGGGTTCATTGCATTCAGGATTTTTCCCAAGCTCCATATCGTGCAATTCGGGTAGCGCTTCCCGGCTCAAAGACACATAGCGAATCCATTTTCAATTCAGCACCGAAGGAATTTTGTGCGGTAAATCCAAGCCGAACCCGATAGATTCCTTCTTTCGTCACATCTGTTGCCTGGCCTGACGATGAAAAAACGACAGTTGATGGATGTGTCGCATCGCTCTTGACTTTTTCCTGACACGTCTTTATCGCTTCATAGGGAACAGTCGGTTTCGGCGGATCCGAACTGCCAAGAAACCAATATGCGACAGGCGCGCCGATCAGAAAAATCAACGCTGCCGCCATCCACTCTGTTGAGGTTCCAAACCCATTGTCAGTTTTCTTGCTGTCTTCCGTCATGATCTCCCCCCTGTTGAAATAACTGCCCCTGCACCTTGGATCGGTGCAACCGATGCTGCTCATGCACAATCCGCCACACCGAGCGCGTGGTCAGGCCGTATTCACGAGCCA